CCATGAATCCTCAGAATTTTCCCGAAAGATCGGGATATTTCTGGTCGCATCGCGTCTGTAGCGTTGGTGAAATCGGCAGCTACGATGAACGTTCGTTCATCGCGGTTGCTGATACAATCAGCGTCAGGAGAAGAAAGTCGAAAACCTTGATATATGTCTTTTACATACTCAAGACTCGCTTCTTCGCCAGTCAGACGGAACATAGGATTCTTTCTCATCACATTATGCACAGGTTTCTGTACACAACGACCTCCTTGATAGGTTCGCCCGGGACCCGCCGTAATTATTCTTGCCTTAAAAGGCTCGAGTACTTTATGGACTGTCGCTTCGGGCTCACCAATTTTGGAAGCCATAAGTTCTGAGTAGAGCTTATCTGGTCGATATGGAACGAAAACGCGTTCATGCTTGTCCTTATATTGGGCAAATCCGACAAACTCTTTCGGATTCCGACATCTTTCTTTATGGTCGGAAGCAATGAACAAGGGGTGGGAGCCTCCCTCATCTCGTTTGTGCTCAAAGCACGCGTTAACACTTGGAACTCGCCATTTCGAGTCACATTCTTTTCCTCTAAAGTCGTGTAAGAGGAGTTGTTCAAATTTGACCAATATGTCAGATAGGACTTCTTCAGTCTCCATCTCTTCACATCGCATCGGGTGTTTGATTTCTGCACTTAAGGCATGCACGGCAATGGGCTTATATGCCGCTCCGTGCATGTTTTTCATGTGTGTAGCTAGCGCTTCTGACTGTTTCATTTCTGAAATAGCCAGTCCCGCCCGCTTCACATTCATGACAGCGTAGAAACCACCGATTTCTTCATTCGAACAACCATGTAAAATGGCATGTTTGCTTCGTCTCCAGAATTCGCCTCCGATAATAAAACCGGGCTTGTCAACGAGCCATGATGGAATCTCCGGCATCTCTCCTATTATATCGTTTTGACGAGTAACTAAAGAGAAGAGATAAGCCGACTGCGTCTTGTAATAAGACTCCAGTTTATCTTTTGATGCGAGATCCCACCATTTAATAAGTGTATGAAAGGAATGATTCCTTGGTGGATAAATTCCGAAATGCACTACCAATACCTCCAGAAGCCCTTGGAATAGCTGTATAGCTTTCTCTAAGGAGGACTCAGGATCGACGTTATTCGTCTTCGGGTATTGG